ACTTCGTAATCTTGCAAATGAAGGTTAAGTGTTGCCATTACTCGTCACCCCCTTGAAACGATTCGGTCCAAGATACAAACACCGCCCGCGCTTCATTGCGGTTCAGATCAAAATTGTCCTGAAGCCAACGCGGAGCGCCAAACATATTCATGACGCCCGACTCTCGGAGCGCGTCCAAACTGCTGAAATAATCGGAATGTAATGCCCCAGAAGCGAGGCGCTTTCCTGCTGTGGTTTCCATGAAACTTTCTCCCAAAGTGTGCGGCAGAATTACCGCACGGGGGAATGTATCGCATACCCCAGAAAAAGAAAACCCCCCGCAGGGCGAACCATACGGGGGGCACTTTGGGGAACAGGCTAGTCGTCTAACTCAAAAATGTTGAAGTGGACCCCATAGGAATTGGGCGAATCCTGATCCTCGTCCCAAACATATTCCTCGGAAACCCGTTGCTGGGCATCCTCGGGGCTATCCGCCTCTAAATAGAATACGTTAGTCTGAACCACTTCAACGCGATAGGCCGCCATCTCAAGCCGCCATCGCTACACGTTGCCAATCGGATCGGGGCAGATCCAAAACGCGCCCGCCCAGTTTCTGCCAATCGTCAACCGTGTCGGGGTCCGCCTGATGCGCTACCGCCGTCACCGCGTTCACCATGGTGGCGCGGGTTACCGGCTGACCGGCGTAGCCTGCCTGCCCGATAGTGGCGAGCAAGCCGTCCATCAAACTGGCGGTATCTTTTTTAGTGAGCGCCAGCACCTTGCCCATGGCCTCGACAGCAGACTGCGGCGAGCCCTCGACTTTATCGTCGTGAGCAGCTTTCATTTTTTCCAGCACTTCATCGAACGCCTCGCGGCTGGCGTAGGCCCTTGTTACATCCCGCATCTGAAGCGCCAGTGCATGGTTATCCGCATCTTTGGCTTCGTCAGTCAGCAGGCCCCAAGTATCGGCATCGCCACGCGCCCCAGTGATGTGGGATTTGCGGGTCCGTTTCTCGGTTTGCATCCCGTTCAAACAGGCCAGCGTCCAAAACATTTGGAACACGTTCACGCTACCGCAACCGACTTCGCTGTTAGACATACCAATGCCCAGCGCCATGATGTCGCCAACCGCCGCACCCTCACCCGTGATCACTTCAGACTTGAGTCGGAGGTACAGCCGCTTGTCAGTCACCTGACCGTTTACCACTTTCCACTGGGCATCGCTTTCCAGCAGTTCGGGCAGTGCGGACTGCAACAGGTGAACGTTATCGAACGTTTTGAATTTGTCACTAACAAATGCGCGGGCAGTGCCTGCTCGGTCAGAATGCTGAAACGAGCGGATCATCCGCACCGCCGGTTCTTTCTGCCAGATAGCGTTAATCAATCCATCAAACTCGGTGGAGTAATCCTGCTGTAACCGGCGGGCAGTCCGAACGTCGATACCCGCCCGCTGGCTGATCTGATCAAACGCCACCTCATTAGCGGCGAGAATCTGAGTCGGTGCCCCGCCAGACTGCTCCATGATGATCTGGCTGACCTTACTGCCATCGCCCCGATCACCGGTCATCAGTTGAAGTTGATTAGTGGGGGCCAGAAAATCCTGCGATCTGGCGGCTTGATCCTGCACCTGTTGAAGCAAGCGGGTCAGGGTGTTGTCTGAATTTTCAATCGTATGTTGCATGGTTACTTCTCCCAAAGTAGGCGGCGAATTGCCGCACCCGAACTATCGCATACCGGCGGTGAGGCGGCAAGTCCTCTTTTTAAAATTTCAATCGGTAAATTCTTCGCTGGATTTCAGAGTCCAGCAGGAATCGCCGTCATACTCGCGAATGTCCACAATTTCCATTTGGTCGCATCCGGGTTCATACCAATCGTCATGCACCCGTTCGTCGGCTCCAATGCTGGCGTTATACATATCGATAACGCGCTGATTAAAAACACGCTCGGCAATCTTTATCGCTTCCTCTTCCGAGGACGCCAAGATGTCAATCTTCGTATCCATCGAAACCCAACCGTGAACCTGATAGTGATCTCGCATTTCAATCGCAGGCCACAACTCAACGTCCGCCAGTGCCGCCGCGACTTCGTCGGCTCGGCTGTCCGGCTGTTCGTCTTCACTCGCCCCGCAGAGGCGGCACTCAAATTTTGATTGGTCCGCACCCAAGCTTTGTTTGGGCCGGATGTAATTAGTCTTGCATTCGCAATCCCAGTAATCGGGGTTGGTCACGGTGGCAGGGTCCTGCCCGTATTCCAATACTTTCCCGCCGCACTCACAAGTAAGCGGGACCTCATCATCGCCCAACATTGCTGACCACTCGTGGCCGCATGATTTACAAACCCACATAATTTGTCTCCCAAAGTAATACGGTGAATTCCGCAGGGGGAGAGTATCGCATATGCGATAGAAGGGAAACCCCGCCGGAGCGGGGTCAGTGCGCAACGCTATCTACGATGGCGCAGGCGTCGAGTAATTCTTCGTCCGGCAAAGAATCTATCAACTGCTGAATGGCGGCCCGCAAAACCTCCGCAGGAATGTCGTGGGGGTCTGACAAGCCGCACTCTATTTCAAAACAAAAATCAAAAACGTGGGTAATCACGTTTTACGCGCCAGCAAACTAATAATCCTGTCGCCCTCTTCCGTGATCGGAGCGGGGCGTCCGACGTAGTCATCAAACAGCCAAACGAAATGGCCCCTCGGGTCCATGCCCTTTTCACAGCAGGCGTCCACCCAGCCCTGCGGCAAGGCGTGGTCATAATTTTGTCCTGCATACCGCTGTTCAGCAGCTTCGCCTCTAGTCATTTCTACTCTCCTCGCTTTGTCGAAAAACCCGTGAAACGGATCGTTCTGCGGGTAACGAAAATACGCTTTTTGTTTTTCTTCGTAGTCCGGCACCTTCAAACGTTTTTCCAGCCACCCCAGAATAAAAAACACTCATGCGGCTCCCCAGTGGTCTGACGTAAACTTTTCAAGATGGTTTAATTGCCAACACAAATCCGCCTTGTCTACCAACGTAATCCAGTTGACGAAAGGCACACCATCCTCGTGGACATTGAACATATCCCGCGCAAACGCCCGGGCGCTTTTCTCCGACTCAAACCACCGGACCTTTTCGCCAGACTCGACGGTCCACAATTCACACAACATACTCATACACATCTCCCAATCTGTGCGGGCACCATTGCCCACCTAAAGTATATGCGATGTGTCGCTTATACGGCAAGTGTTTTAAAGAAGGCGGCCCAATCCACGGGGGCAGGGAAAAAGGCCGTGGGTTTAGACTCCAGACCCTCCAGACGCAGATCTATCACGCAATCGCCACGGTACAGGGACACCCCCGCAGGGTGCTTAACTGCGATCCAACAACTGCCGTGGGCGTGTTTAGTAGCAAACGCAACTTGATGAGGGGAAATGCGGACAGAATTATTTTGCGTGGTCTTTAACTCCACCAGATGCCAATTGCCGTCGCTGTCCAAAATTAAAACGTCAGGCACCCCTTGGGTCGCACGAGACTCTAATCGCGTAGCACTCCACTCGGAATGATGCGTTTTCATGGCCTGTTTCATGGCCTGCCAAAAGCTGGCTTCGCGAGGGCGCTTCGCCTTAACCGGCGTGTCCAGAATGTCAGCCATCTATGTCTGCCAAACGCTCTTTTGCCTTTTGGCGGTTGCCTGCATCTGACGGGTCGGCATCATGAGTAATCGGAGCGTACACCTGCTTGAGTTCGTCCAAAGCTTTCAAAACTTCTTCCTTGCTCATTTGCTCAATCGTACCGTGACGGATCTCGGTCTTGTTAACGTAGATGTCCCCCTGCGCCTGACCCCGGCGATACTCCGCCTGCACTGCGGCAGAATACGCGCCGCTATCCAACGCAGCATCCCGGATGACTTGAAGATCTCTCAGGTGGCGCTGGTATTCTACGCCGTACTTTTGATCAAGCTCCTGCCGGTATTCTCGGATCGCACGGCAAACGTGCGGGCTGATCTTGGGGTTGGTTAATTCAGAGGCCCTGACATGAGCAGACCGTTCGGGATAGCCTGCGTTGATTGCCGCTTCCCGCATGGTAATCTGTCCATCTTTTGACACGAGTTCCCGGACAAAAAGCTCCTGCTTTCGGGTCAATCGCTTTTCGGCCAGCGGGGGTCGGTTGCGCTTCTGGCGCTTGGCTTCAGGAAGGGATGCCGCCTTGGTGTCCAGCACCTTGGCATAACGGCTTTTCTGCTTAGTCATTCAAGACCTCGTATGTGAGTAAGTCAGCATAACCATACCTTAATTTTGCCCTCCCTATATATATTTTCTAGAGAAATAAAAATAATTTTTTTCAAAACTGAAAAACCTCAATAGCAATAGCCTGATTAACAAGCTCTGCACATAGCGGTGTATACCCGTGTAACCAACTGTAACCAACAAAACCCAGTGTTTATGCGGCCTTCAGGCTATGGTTACGCGGTTACGCCAGTTACGCCTATTTTTAATTTATTTTTTATTTTTTTATTTCTCTGGGGAAACACTATATAGATAGCGTAATTAAGAACCGTGGTCCGTGAACCGTGGCCAGAAATGACCTATTCACGGACCCCGGGTCATGGTCAAAGGATCAAGAAGAATAGTACGCCGAGGATGACGCTTATCCCGGCTACGGCGATAGCCGCGGCGACGAGCAATTCACCTATTCGGTTACTCACCTAACGTCCTCGATAGTCGCGTCCTTGGTCTTTTGTTGTTTTACGAGGCGTTGTATGTCCCCGGGGAGGCTGTCGAGGTCGAGGATACGGTAGCCAGCGGAGCTATAGCAGTCCACGCGGCCATCGTCGCGGAGAACCAAAGTGCTGTTCATGACTTCCACCGAGCCATCCTCATGGACTTCCACTTTGTCTTTCATACGCCCTCCGGTATGGTGCCGGTGGCGAAGACGCTCATGCTGTCTATTTGAGCGATGAGGTCCGCGAGTTCCTGCTTATGCTTTTTGAAGGCTCGGTTTTTGTGTATAGACACGGAGCATTTTTCGCAGATGTCGTGAAAAACTTCATCCCGGCTGAATCCTAGCTGGAGCAGCTTAACGATGCGGTCTTGGGGTTTGCCGTACTGCGCTTCCGCTTCAGTCAGCGGTACGTCGTGGGTGGTTTCTGGTTTCATGATTAAATCCCAAAGTAGTTAAAAGAATGTTCCATGTGGAACATCCCGGAGCATCGCATACCTCCGGGTTTGGGTCAATCGTAGTTTCGTATAAGCTTATATCAAATGCTTATATGTCTTTTCGTCCATTAATATTTTGCGAACCGTTTGGCGTTGTCTTTCAAGACAGTCAATTGATGTTTTTGTTGCTGAAGCGCTGCGAACAGGATCACGTTGGAAAGCAGGGACATGGTCAGGGCCCACTCCATGAAGGTCATTAGAACACCTCTCACATAAAGCGTTTTTGATGGGGACGCCGGGTTTGTTGCAAACGTAGCAGTGGCGCATTAGTGCAGGTGCTTTTTCTCAAACCCCGCATAAGCGTCCATGAGGAAGTCGGTGTAGATGATGTAGCCCATCTGGCATAACTTGAAAACAAATTCTTCGTCGGTTGACGTATAGCTTAAAGACTCCATGATCTTAAACTCTTCCGACTCCGGGGATTCGCTGACGCGCTTCTCCAAAATATCCATCACGTATTCTCGGAACCCTTCGTTGTCCTCAAAAGATTTGGCAGCCTCGACGCGGTCAGCCTTTCGGGTAATGCGCAGGTTTGGGTTGAATTCCATTCTTTTTCCTCGGTTATGTAGTAGGCTTAAAGGTAGAACAATACTTTATCGCATACACGAGTCGTATACAAGATGAACACCAAGCTTTATTTAGTTGAGTGGCGCGATGCATGTGGGGGAACAAAAGAAGGCTGGAGGCCGCTAGAAGATCTGAAGCAGATCCGTGAAGCGACGATCCTGTCTTGTGGCGCAGTAATTCACATCGATGAAGAGCGCCTGATTGTCTGTCCGCACATCATTCCAGATGCCGACGGAAACGTAGTCGAGGGCGATGCTGAGATTGCCATCCCCATGGGCTGGGTCATGAGCATTACGGAGTTAGACCCGTGAACCGTGATCCGGGGGACGAGTGGGAAAACGCGCTGGAAGAGGCAGAGCATTACGTGGAGGAAGACCCGATGGCCGAGGTCGGTGAAGAGTCGATGTCGTTTTACGAGAAGCGGCTGAAGCTAATTGAAGACGCGGCCAAGAAGCTTCGCAAGGGTTAGATTCTTCGGATACTTGCTGCAATTTGGGCGCACCAGAAGTAGAGGTCGGTGTCGTCCATGTTGGATTTGATTTTGTTGACGCGGTCACAGACGAGGCGGACGTTTTCCGGGTTGTACATAAGGTCAGAATCTATCCGGTCTATTGATATGTTGGTGCCGCGCCGGTTGCCGCTGTTGCCGTGTTGTCCTTCGTGACCCCATGTCATGGGTAGCCCAGTGATGGCACAAAGGCCGTGTTGCGCTTCAAACAGGTGCAAGAAAAAATCGACGGTGCATTTGACTGAGAGTTTATGGCCGTCTTTTTTTGCCCGGCGTTCGATGTCCCGCAACTTCGTGTTAAGGAAGTTGATACGGTTTTTGTGGATGCTTTCTACTTGGCGCTTAACGTCGCAAGAAGAGCAGCTTGGGGATTGGCTGCGATAACGGACTAGCTTACCGCCCTTTTTAAAGCGGTCCGCAAAGTCTCTATATAACTTTTCTTCTCCACACCATTGGCATGAATACTTCTTCAATCGCCTGCCCCCACATGCGACTAGGTGCCATCATACTAAGGTCATAATTAATAAAAGCAACCCTATAATGAGATAGTCCTTCCAATCGGGCGTAGGGCTAGATTCTTTATCCATTAGCAAATCTCCACTTCTGCGGTAGTTTCAACCCAGACCTTTGCGCCGCATGACAGGGGCTTGTCCGGGGAGTACACAACTTTACTTGGCCCGTGGACCGTGACGCTTTGTCCGTAGGTATTCTTTTTTCCTTCCTTAACGGTAATCACGGGCTCCCGGTCCCCGGTCTTGGCGTTACGGCGAATGATGTGCTGGTTGATGTGGATGCGCTTAATCGTCATCTTCTTCGTCCTTCAGGCGATAGTAGATAACGTGTGCGCCGCAGTCCGAGCAGGAGAGGTTGCTGGACATGTCGAAAAACTCTTCTTCTTCCGAGAGGTCGTGATCGCCGCCCCAGATCAGGCGGCCCCGGCAATACCAACAAACATCCCCGGATTGGACCGTGGGCCGTGAAACGTCGCGCATACTCATTCTTCTGTGGACTCCACTTTGTACCACTGTGAACAGGGGTCCGTGGCCCGAGACTTGTGCAACGTGCAAAACCATTTGCGGTTACCAACTGGTTTGCTGTGCTTACATGTTCGGCACTCAACAGGGAGGGGCAGGGATACTTCCCCCTCTGGCCAGCAATGTGGGCGGTAGTTGCAATAACGGCAGTGGAAGTTTCGGGGGTCACTCGATATCTTCTTTGCCGACAAGTCCCGGACCACGGACATAACTTTATAGATCAGAAAAATATAATCGTTGTGATTGTAGGGCACGTGTTCTGCGTGGTAGGTGGAGTTGTTTTTGTTGTATGCCACCATCCATGCGCCTTTTGCCCCGGATAACCCCATTAGCAATTGCGTTTGGTAGTAGTAGATAGGGTGGCTTTTGTGGATGCCCCCGTCCCGAAACATCATCCACTTTTTATCGTTCATGGATTTGATCTCAAGGATCTCGGGGATGGCCTTATCTTCGCCAAACGCGATGATACCGTCGGCGTGGCCGCGCAGGTGTCCGCCAAACGAGGTGTACTCAAACTGTTCTTTGGTTTTAGGATCGACTTCGTAGACGGTGGCCCCACCTTTTTTCAGGTCTTTAACCACGAGGTCTTCAATGATGTGACCTATCTCAAAAATTCTTTTTACCGCAGGGGGAACTTTTTTCTGCGGGTAGCCACGAAGGCTAAACTGAAGAAAGGCCCGGCAAGGATGGCCGACGTTACTTGCACCGATGTAACAACGGCGCTCGCTTTCTGAGTTTCTTTCTGTCCCACCGTCAATGGCTTTAATCAGGTCCATGTTAAAATCCAATTCGGGGGCAGCAAAATATTTGTATACGATAATATAGGTCGAGGTTGAATGCAAATGATGGGGCCAGAGGGATTTGACGAAGCCATTCTTGGAATTGGCACGGTTTCCACAAAAGACGGCGATGAAGAAGTGTTGGTCTACGACGTTCAGAAAATGATCAAAATTGTCATGGACGACAGCATCGACATGACATGGGACGAAGCAAAAGAATTCGTTGAGTTCAATATTGTTGGGATTTACTTGGGAGAAACCGGGCCCTGTTTTCTACAGGTAGGTAATCTTTCGCCCGGCGATGGGGACACCATTCATTAATAAAAAAACCCCCCTTTGCGGGGGGCGGGTCGGATTCATTCAACTCACTTTGGGAGAAAAGCTTACTAGAATCCTAAAACGTTTGAAGCGACGGAGTGACCGTCAAGGCGTAGTATACCAATCGGGCCTTACTACCTCAAGAACCTCTTTTGTTGCCTCAGCTTCAGGCACTACAGACAAGTCGTGCTGTATTGCCATGTTGCGGTTAAACCGATCCGCCATCTGGTGCGCTGCTTGCACGGCTAGCTGGGCATCCCGGGAGTCTACTCCATGGTGCCATTTACTAGCTCCATAATAAGACGGTCCAAGTACCAACGGGCCTTCCGCAGGTCCTCTACAGGCTCTTTTTTTATCTCGTATCTCCATACGTACTTTTGAATGTTCCCCTTGAGATACCCCTGAAAACCTTCAGGAGACATGCTGGCCTTGATGCCGTCGATGCACTCGACATCACCTTGGTTGTAATGCGAAGGGCAGGTTACGTTATCAAAGTTTTTTGGCATTCTTTTCTCGCTCCGCATCAACCTTTGCCTTGAGAAATTCATGCCAAATGTGCAACTTATCGAAGTCGGACTTGTCTACCTTCCCTTCTTCGTAACCTTTTTCCAATTTTTTCAAGGCCTTATCAAACTCGGCCTGCATAACACTAAACGTCATATCGAATAACTTTTTGAAGTCAAAGCTTCAGTGCCCGTTTCTTTCTTAAACTCTTTGATCTGATCCACGATGTATTCTTGATCGCGGTTAGATAAATTCGCTTGCTTCCATGCTTCGACAATGTAGCGAAGTTGACCACTAATGGTTCGGCCTTCTACACGAGCGATTACTACAACTTCTTCGTACACATCTCTCGGCAGCAAAACCGACTTCCATTTTGTTGTATCCATGGGACATCTCCTACACAAGTATGGGACAGTATAGGGCCATTTTGCGCCCTATTCAAGCTCTTCGCATTCGCCCCAGCTAGGCCCCAGATCCACATCGCATTTATTCGGGACTTGTAACGGAACGGATTGTTCCATTATTTCTGCCAATTCTTTTGCCTGCTCTGCGCTATCGACTGAGAAAGCAAGCTCATCGTGTACCTGAAGCATTGGGACGCTCCCTGCGGAACAAACATTCACCATCGCCTGCTTGGTCATGTCCGCCGCCGAAGCCTGTATGAGCCGATTGAGGGCCTTGTACGTGTATGCGCGTCGAAGGCGTGTAGTAGGCCCGTGGACCGAGATTGCTTCATCCCGGGGGAGAGCCTTGTGCATTTGAAAGCTGTCCGGCTCCCATAGATCGAAGCGACACTTCCGGCCCCGAAGGGAACGGAGACTGCCCGAGGACCGTGGGTCGTCAAGCTTGTTCTGTACGCCACGCATCAAGCCTTTCACAAACGGAACCCTCTTGTGGTATTGCTGGGTCAGGGCCTTTGCTTCTTCGACACTAAGGTCTAGTTGGTCGGACAGTTTGTTCACGCCCATGCCGTACATCATGCCGAGGTTAATGACCTTGGCTTGTTTCCGCGGGATGCCCGCCATTTCACTCACCATGCTGTGGAAGTCCATGTTGGGGTCGTTGCGATAGCCGTCTACGAAATCCTCTACCCCGGGCATCGGCATGTTCTTATAGTCGCCGTAGTTCTTGGCAAAGTGAACCAAGATCCGTGGCTCCTGTTGCGAGAAGTCAATTGCCGCCCACTGCTGACCTTCTTCCGGGAGGAACAAAGAGCGGATCATGGGGCCCAGTTGTGGATCGCGGGCCGGGATCTGCTGAAGATTGGGCGAGTTCATGGAGATGCGGCCCGACACCGTGCCTCCGTCATCCGAGCGTAACTGATTGATATGGCTATGTATTCTGCCGTTATGGGTGAACTTTAGTATGCCATCAATAAAGTTTCCGTTGGTCTTATTGAGATTGCGGGCCTTCACGATCAACTGTGCAAGCTCGTGCTGGTGTTCCGATAAAAACTGTTTTGTAAAACTGGGCGAACCTTTGTCTGTTTGAGGGTACGGCAGGCCTAACCCGTCAAATGCCTTGGCTATAGATTGGGCCGCCCAGATCTCAACGTTGCTTCCTGTCAGCGCTTTGATCTTTTTAATGACTTCCTTTTCTTGCTTCATCAAGACTTGCTTGGTCCGTTCAGCGCGGTCAATGTCTACCCGGATACCGCGCATGGTCATCTCTACCAGATGCGGAAGCAATTCTATCTCTAGCCGCCAAACGTCCCACAGATCTTCCCGGTTGAGCAGGGTCTTAAAGTGGCTCCAAAGCTCCAGTGTGATCTCGGCATCGGTTTCTGCGTAGGGCCCCACATACATCGCGGGCAGCTTCCACATCTCGCCCTTGGGATCGACGCCAAACTCCTTGGCCGCCTCCACCAGAGTTTTTTCGGATTTTGTCTTGCCCAAATGGTCGTAACAAAGAGCGTTCAGGCTGTAGCTGAACCGGTTCTCATCAATCAGGCTGGCGGTAATCATTGTGTCGATTACGCGGCCCTTAACCTCAAACCCCATGGCGCGAATCCAGCCAAGGTCGTACTGGGCGTTGTGCATGATCTTGTCAGCAGGTGACTCAAAAACTTTTTTAAGCCACTTGCTCACAATGCGTTTGTCGAGGTTACCCCCGCCAGCATGGCCGACGGGGATGTAGCATTTCCACCCGGAAACTGCGATGGCATAGCCCACCACTTCACCATCGCCTGTAGGCCAGCCCGGTCCCTTCTGCTTTAGATTCGGGTCGCGGGTTTCTACGTCGATGGCAATTTCGTCCGCGTCGAAAATGTCGGGAAGCTCAACAGGGGGCACCCAATCGCTTTTCGGCGGGAACATAGCCATTTGCAGTTTACCGGTTGTCATTAGGCCACCTTTCGCTCGCGATAGATTGCTTGCTCAAAGTGATTGCACACCGTACACCACCAGCCCACACGTATTTTCTTTTCAGCATTGATAACTTCTTCTGCCTGCTTGGCACATTTTGGACAAGGTATTCGACTCATTTCTGTTTCCTTTTTCATAAAGCGTATGCTCTTAAATAATCTTCAGGTTCTAAGATGTAGAGGTTCTGAAGGGCCCGCGTCACCCCCACGTAAAAAACGCGGTGAAGATCGTCCCCCGGCGTATCTAGTGCCGCCGCAGTCAAATCCGGGAGGATTACAACGTTTTCTGCTTCTCCACCTTTTGTACCGTGGATCGTGGACAATCTTATTCGGGGCTGGGCGTTGAACTTCTCGCCTCGCCGGAGAAGGGCCGTGATGTATGCCCTGTCCCCTTCTGGTATTTTATCCATGGCCTCGTGCCAGATCATCTCATTCGTAGCCAATAGACCAAAATGTTCTTGCAAGTCGGTTAGTCCAAACATTTCGTTATCGTGGGCCTCTATCTTTTTGTGGCCCCGTTTGATACGCACCCCGTTGCCAGACATGTAAGAATAGATGGCTTGCGCCGTGCCGCAGGTAATCACCCGCCCTTTCCGCATGGCCTCCCAGCCATTGATAGCCAGCGACATTTTTTCCGGTATAGATCTTCCGCCGTTTTGGCGCTCAAACAGATAGCCGCCGTTTTTTAATTCCTGCTCTATTGGGTAAAGCATGAATCGGGCTTGTGCCATAACAAGCCAAGTGCCTTGCGACATATCTATGGAGCGAATATCCGGCACACGCATTATTTGTCCGCGCTCTTCCCGCGGGCGGTACACTTTGGGAAACCGGTTTTGGATGCGCCCCGCAATCTTTTCGGCAAGCTCATGAATCGCGGCGGGAACCCGGTAGCTTTGTTCCAAGACCTCTGCGCCGCCGGGAAGGTTGATGAAGTGATCTACATCCGCCCCCGCCCACCGGTAAATAGCTTGGTCGTCATCGCCCGCTACAAACATGCGCTCAGACCTACCATCTAGCTTGTGAGCAATGTCCCATTGAAGCGGGGACAAGTCCTGCGCCTCGTCTAGAAAACAAATCTTCATGTGCGGCACAAGGTGGTCCGCTTGCTCCACAAACATTTCTAACATGTCCGTGAAGTCGATTAAGCCAAATGCCTTTTTATAATTTTCGTAGGAGTCGGCCACATACTTTACTTCCACCCACGTGAAGTTAACTTCACTGTGGTTGTACTCTGTTCGCAACGATGTTTTTTTGGTTTTTGCAAGGTTTATTAGCTGAAGGATCGGGTGATCTGTCGCCTTAAACGACACATCCTCTTCCTCGCTCATAGCGCCGCTTAAATTAAAACCAATGGCTGCCGACAATTCTTTGTAGTTTTGCGGCCCCATCATTTGATTTTCTTTAACGCCTATCAAACGGTAGGCCAAAGAATGAATGGTGCGAAAGTACGGAAGATCTTTGTCTGGGTCTAAGTCAAAACGCTTTGCCGCCCGCTCTTTGGCCTCGCTAGCGGCTTTTTTAGTGAATGCAAAAAACCCCACTTGTGATGGGGTTATTCCGCTGTCTAAAGACTTTTCCACCATGTTCAGCAAAGTGGTTGTCTTCCCGGTCCCGGGTGGCCCAAAAATACGAAACATCAGAACGGGTCCGTGGACCGTGTTTCAAAATTCTTGGACTCTACCTGATCGTGCGGGATGTCACTGATCGGCACTCGCCAAACTCTTATGGGCTTACCCTTTACCTTTAACACCGTAGACTCGCCGTTAATGTCTCGCAGCCGCTGTGCCACCTTGTGGGTTTTAAACTCGCTAAAGCGGTTCTTCCGTAGAAAACCTTCAAAGTCTTTCAGCCGGAAATGCACGGCGTTTGTTTCGTCGTCTACCCATGGCCTGCGCAACAAAATCTCTTCACGGTCTTCCGCCTTCTGAGTCGAAGTGCAGAACTCGTCAAGATACTCGTAGAACTGGCCGTTGATGCTGGCGTCTTCTGACACCTCCATGATAGACCCGTCGGTCTCAGACATCTCTTTCATCAACTGATTGATGCGGCCTTCCCAGCCGCGCTTCGGCATGGTCTGAGGCATGAAGTTAAGTTGCTCAATACACGCCTTCTGGAACACCGTCTGGTTTTGCAGCGCATCGGTGTCTAGCTCTAACGGCACACCGTTAACGTCCAAAAACCACACGGGCGGGATAGAGTTGTACTTTCGTAGGTTAGCTACAGCCATGTCACTGACCGCCGCACCAATCCCAAACTTTCGGGTTTGACACAACTCGCGGTTACAGTACGGCTGGATGGGCGCATCACTGCACCGATAG